CGTTTCATCGATGTAAGCACTAGTCAGCTTACATTTTCACAACAATGGTCTGGCGCAGCTCATACCAGCGGTATGGCTTACGTTGCTGATGATCCAAACATTCTTTTTGCTATACAAGCAGACGGAACAGTAAATGATGATGATTTGGGAGCTAACGTAGAGTTAGAGCAAACAGCATCAAGTGCTACGTTTGGTATCTCTCGTGTTAGTCTCGACATTAGCACGACAGCTACAACAGCTTCACTCCCTGTGAGGATAGTAGATTTTCTTGGAGGTCACGATGGTGATGAAAGAGGATCAAACTTTCCAATCATGGTCTGTAAGTTTAACACAGGTCATCAATTAGGTGTAGGTGTCGTTTCAGGCGCAGCACCAGGAGGAGGCTAATCATGGCAGTTATGAGTAGAGCAAATCTCTTAAAAGAGTTACTCCCAGGTCTAAACGCATTGTTTGGATTGGAGTATGACGGCTATGAGAACGAACACGCTGAAATTTACGAAACTGAAAACTCCGACAGAAGTTTTGAGGAAGAAGTAAAGCTATCAGGGTTCGGTGCAGCTCCAGTGAAGCAAGAAGGTGCATCCATCTCTTATGATGTAGCACAAGAGTCATTCACTGCTCGTTTTAACCACGAGACAGTGGCTATGGGTTTCTCTATCACAGAGGAAGCTATGGAAGACAATTTGTATGACAGCCTATCAGCTCGTTATACAAAAGCACTTGCTAGAGCTATGGCTTATACCAAGCAAACAAAAGCAGCGTCACTTCTAAACACTGGTTTTGATACATTCACTTCTGGAGATGGAGCATTTCTATTTAGTGCCTCCCACGGTACTGTGGCAGGTGGTAATAACAGAAACCAACCATCAACAGCAGCAGACCTTAACGAAACATCTCTTGAGCAGGCAGTTATTGATATTGCAGCTTTCGTAGATGAGAGAGGTCTATTGATTGCAGCAAAGCCAAGGAAGCTGATCGTTCCACCTGCATTGATGTTTACAGCAACTAGATTGCTACAAACAGATTTGAGAGTGGGAACTTCTGATAATG